TTTTCCGAAAATAGTTTTAAAAGAACCAAAACCTAATGCTGAAGCAACGGCAGATATTGCAGTCATAATAGCAAGTTGTTTAATTAATTGTGCAATAACTTTTTTAATACCCTTTAAAAAAGAACTAAATCCTTCAGGGTCATTTAAAGCATCAAAAAATAAATTCATTCCAACAGAAACTATGTTAGAAATCATAGCAAATTGTTGTTGTGCTTTTGCAGTATCTTCCACAACTGATTTAAAATCTAATAATTTAAGTTTAGAAAAATCTAAACCCTCACCCATTCCTCTTGTTGTAGTTGTTAAAAGATTAGCAGTATCATTTAATAAAAATAATTCAAACTGAACCTCATTAGTTATATCTGATAAGTCTTCAAAATTTGTTTTAAAAGCTTTATTAAATTCATCTAAAACATTAAATGTAGATTTAGGTGTTTTACCACTTAACCCTGATAAGTCTAATGTCGGTGTAGTTGCCATTTTAGGGGAATCAGCACCAACTGGTACTTTAGATAATTCTTTATTTAATTCTTTTGCACTATCTCTTGTTTTATCAAACTCTTTTCTTAAACCATCTAATTTAAAAAAATTAACTACATCAGCGACCATTTCTAAGCCACTTGCTACAATAGGTAAAACTACTTCTCCTATTTCTAATAAAGACGTTGATAATCTAACTACTGCTTTATCAAACTCAGAAGCAGATGATTCAGCATCTATTTCAAATGCTTGACCAGTTGCACCTATTGACTTAGTAAGTGCATCAAATATTTGTCTTGTACTATCAGCATTAGCACCCATTAAATCTAATACTGCTGATAACGCTCTCACATTACCAAAGACTTGTGCCGCCGCTTCATCATTACCTTCAAACTCTTTTTTTAATCTTTCTAATGTTTTTAGTAAACCTTCTTCTCTAAGTTGTGTTCTTAATTCTTTTGAAGAAAGACCCATTTTTGTCAATGCTTCTTCTGCTTGTTGAGTAGGTTTTAATAACGACGCAAAAATTCCTCTGATTTGTGTAGATGCTTCGGCCGCATTTGTACCAGTTCTAGAAAGTGCCGCAAACGCCGCACCAACTTCATGAAACTCTACACCCATAGCTGAGGCTAATGGTAAAACTCGTCCCATTGATTGTGCTAACTCTCCTGCTTCTAGTTTACCTTCACGAACCGCAGTTACCATAACATCTGTTGCTTTAGTTGCAGAAAGATTTGCAGAGCCATAAGCATTTAAAGCAGAAGTCGCTAAATCTGCAACTGTTTTAGTTTCACCTAATCCAACTTTTGCCGCTTTCATTGAGGCTTCTAAAACTTCCATTGCTTCTGCACCTCTTAAACCTGCTGAAGTTATAAAAAATAAAGCGTCACCTGCTTCATTAGCACTTATACCAGTATCTTTAGCTAAGTCTTTAACTGATTCTGACATTCTATCAACCTCGTCTCCTGCAATACCTACCAATGATTTTATTTTGGTCATTGATTTATCAAATGTCATAGCACTTCTTACTGCTTGAACCCCTGCGGCAGTTAATGCACCTACAAAAACTAGCTTCATTGTAGAGGCTACACCTTTTAATTTGCTTTGAAATCCATTAACGGATTTTTCTGATTGTTTTATGGAATTACGGAAACTGGATGAGTCACCAGTTATTTTATATTCTAGTCTTTCTCTGCTCATAAGGATAATTTGTTAACAAATATAAATATTTTAATACTTACGTTTCTTTCCAGTTTTTTCTATCTTATCCCACTTGTCAATTACTTTGTCTAGTTCTTCTTTAGATAATGGTTTTGCTTGAGGCAAACCATCTCTTTTATCTTGTGGTAATTTGAATAATTTTTGTGGTTGTATTCTTTGTGATGCCTTTTGTGCTTTAAGATTTATCATCATAGTAGCAACATATCTAAGCCTCTCCCATTCTAGATTTTGTTGTATCTGATACGATTCAGATAATCTTATATTTTCATTTAATGTATTATTCCAAAATGTGTTTGGATTTATTCCACATTGACCAATGTAAAAATCAAGTATTAATTCCCAAGCGTCTTTATCTACTTTTTTTTTTGATTCTTAGAATTTCTTTCTATACCCATGTTAAGGTCGTTACCTAATATTCTAGATTGTGAAAGGGTATTCATAACTTTGGTAAGTTGCTCTGAATCAAAATCTTCAAGCCAAGAGCCAACGTCATATATAGTATAATCAATAGTGTTTTTTTCTTCTTGGTCATAAGATACTAATCCTGAATATACTAATGCTCTAATCGTTGAAATGTTTATTCCTGATGTGAAAAATTTATCTAAATCATTAAGACTGATATTTAGTGTCTCTGTAAAATGACACCAAAAATTCATAGAAAAATGGAGGGTTCTTTTTTTCCCTCCAATTTCTATTTCTACGTAACCTCTTTTACTATTCATAAAGTAAATCTACAATTTAAAATTGTAAATTAAAAATTATGCGTTAGTACCAATAGTTACACTACCAGTTGAAGAAAAACTTCCTGAGTATGTAACAGGTGCTTCACTATCTGCACCATATTCTATAGATGTTAAAAATCCATCACAAGAATATACAACGTCTCCTGAAAGTGCAGTAGCAAATTTGCAATTCACTTTAGTTCTGTTGTTGATAAATACCATTAATTCTTCAATATTTGTTGTATCGTCATAAGCAACAAAGCCGTCAAAACTCATATCCAAACTTCTTACTCCAGCAATTATTTCTCTGTAACCACCTGAGTCTTTTGAAGTCGCATCAGGCGTGTCTAAAGTGTAACTAATTGAGGAAGATGTGGTATGTCCGATAGTAGTATAAGCACCACTATCTGCGTTTTTAATGCTTAATACAACGGTAGTTCCGTTCATTATTCCAGTTGAAGGCATAGTATTAAAATTTAATTGTTAAAAATATAATACTACAAAAATAAATAAAGAATATTAAAATTATTTTTATTCTGCAACTTGTAAAGTAACAGATGTCGGATTAATTTGAGATTCAATGTTAGCGTCTAAACTTGTTTTCAATTCAGCAACCTTCTCTTCACCCATTGTAGTTTCACACCATTCGGTCACAATAGTATTCGTTAAGTCTGCGAAAGGTATAAAGTTCTCAATGTCTTCTGTAGATATAGTTTCTGTACCATATATACTTGAAGTATAAGGGTTATCATTTGCGTCTACCTCTGAACTTGTAGCAGTTAAACGCCAATGTACGTTGTATACAACATCGGTTTCTTCATCAAAAGTTGGGTAGCAATCTACCGTTCTGCAATTCCAAGAGTAAGTGTTAGCCATAATATTTTAATTTAATTTATACAAATATACTATTTATTTTTTTTCAATTCGTCTATCTCTACTTTCAGTTCTTGTATTGACTTTAATAAGATAGGTACTAACTTACTATAATCAACCATTTGATTATCTTCTTCATCTTTATTACCACTAACTGCTTGTGGCACTACTTCTTGAAGTTCGTGTGCCATTACACCATAACTTCTACTATCATCTGCCTTCCATTTAAAGTCATAAACTGGTATTTTAGAAACCATTTTTAAACCTGCAAAGTCTTGTAAATCTTCTTTTAATCTATAATCAGAGCTTGTATAATAAATTGTACTTGACCCACTTGTATTAATTCTACCTACTTGCCCATTTGGATTATAAAATGCTTGTAATGTAGCTTCAGTTGTTGTAGATGTAGCTTGAAATAAAACCATTCTATCGCTTGACTCATCAGTAAATGCAGAACCATATACAGAAGTACCATCAGGAGTTCCTGTAGTTCCTAATAAAACATCACCATCACTATTGATACGCATACGTTCTGAATTTGCAGTATACCATTTATGAGTATCTACGGCAGTTCCAGTTCTATCAACTACATAAGCATTTTGTGCTGAAACGTGAGCATCAGTCATTGTTTGTAACACATATTGACTACCTGCTGGATATATTGCATAAACTTTTTCATCAGTTCCTGCGTTACCATCTTCTAAAATAAGTTTAGGGTCATCAGATTTTAAATGTAAAATATTTTGAGGCGAAGTCGTACCGATTCCTATATTTCCAGTATCATCAATAAGAAATGTAGGTGTAAATGAAGCATAAGTTCCGTGACCAACTCTAAAAGGAAATGTACCACCACTATACGAAGCTATAACAGTTAAGTCACCACCTGAATC